TAGATGGAGAGAGTTGGGTCCATCAGATTTTGCGTTATCGGGGTCCGGATGTACCTCAAAAAAGAAGTTCTGGACCCCCATTGCGGCGGCCGCGCAGGCGAGAGGGGTGATGGCGGACCTATCCGAAGTCTCCACCTTTGCGGGGTTTTGGATAGAGTGAGTCACGTCAAACACCACATCGGGGTAGTTATTGATCATGTAGTTGAGACCCACGAAGTCCACCACCAATCTGTTGTAACCAAAAGAAGTTCCCCGTTCTGTCAACCAAACTTCCCTTGCACCGGACGCCTTGTCCAAGACATCTTGACAATCATAGGGAGACATGAACTGACCCTTCTTGATATTAACGATCTTACCACTGAGAGATGCGGCTTTGATCAAATCCGTCTGTCTTGATAAGAGGGCAGGGATCTGTAGGACATCCACACATTCATCATGTTCTGACGCGATGTTATAGACTTGATGAGTCTCATGTACATCGGTTAGTGTCTTCAACTCAGGAATTTCTGCCTTCAATCTCCAGAAATGATCCATACATTGTTTCAGTCCTACACCCCTTGCACTCGTCCCTTTACTACGGTTCGCTTTGTCAAAGGACGCCTTGAAGTAGTACTCAATACCATATTCGTCACAGATACCTTTGCAGTGTTCTGCAACTTCACGTGCCATATCGAACGACTCGAACTGGCATGGGCCTGCAATAATTCTCATACCAACTTATTCCTCATATGCCAAGAATGTACGTCACCCACTGTGTTAATCTCCATACCATCAAACTGAGTTTCGTATACACCAATCTCAACTTCATTTTCAATCCATCGAAGTTGTTCCAAACTCTCAATTTCTTCATACAGACTAACATCCCAGTTTCCATACTCTCTTAAGGTTGGTTGAGAGTATCCATATACACCAAGGTGACGTACACCGTAAGTTATGTCACGAGCGAACCAGTGTGCGAGTTCTTGGTTATGTACCATCTTCACATTGTTACGGTTCGACTGTTCCTCTTCTGTCATCTTGGTGTAAAGAGTACAGACATCCCACTCATCGTTACGAAGACCATGCGCCAGAGTCTCAATCATGTTAGTGGTAACATCAGGCATGTCTCCTTGGACATTGATGATGTACTTGTAGGGTTCCAACATAGGAAAGTATGAAGCGGAGGCACATCTTTCCGTACCGTTATGATAGTGTTGACTATCAATTACAACCTCAAAACCCTTTACACAATCCGCGACTCTTTTACTGTCTGTCAATACCACAACCGGATATCCAGACTTTTCGCAAGCCTCCGCAACACGTCTTACCAGAGGTACACCCCCCAATTTGGTAAGTGGTTTATGGATGAGTCTTTTACTCCCCAGCCTTGCAGGAATAAAGATCACCGTGTCCATCATCTTCCTTTCAAATTGGCGGGACCGAAAGGACTCGAACCTTTAACCTACGGCTTAGAAGGCCGTTGCTCTATCCAGTTGAGCTACGATCCCAGAGGGTTACTTCGTTTCACCAGTCTCTTCTGACTGAAATGCCTCTGCAAGTTGAATAACCTGAACCGCTTGGTCACGCAACTGACCAATGGTTGAGAGTTCTTCACCCTTAAAACCCCCACGTTGAACCACAGTATCAATCACTGCGATAGTGGATCGTGCGACCCGATTACTCAATTCATAGACCTGAGAGTGGTCTTGTGCCGGTGCGGCGGTCTCTGTCTTTGCCATCTTTTAAGCTCCGTAGTTAGATGATTTTTCAAGTGCAATATAGTACTCAATCTCTGACTGTTTTGATGCGAACCGTGAGATCAGTTTCGAAGAGATACTGACATCATAGTCCTCACTAACAATCTTGAGGTTGTTCACATTCAGAATAAAGTTGAAATCAACTCCTTCTTGATACGAACCTTCCACGTCAATCGAAAACGCATTCGAGGTTGCGTCCTTAGAATCAACAACAGAGATTTGTACTGAACCACTCTGTGGTGTGATAGAAATCTCATTGTGACCCAATGTCGCAGCAGCACGTTTGATTCGATTCAACGTGTCATTATCTAGTGAAAACTTAACTTCCGCTTCGGGCATAATGATGTCCTTGGAAGGAGTAGTCAATAGATCCGGATCGGAAAGAAAATACTTGATACGAGAACGACCAGTGTGATCGCCCACGACAAGGTAATCCTTCTCGAACTTGATGTTGGGTTTCTCTACCAGAGAGAGAACACCAAGAAACTCATTCAAATCGTAGATACCAAACTCTTGGGGAAACTCTTCCTCAAGGGTAGTCTTAGAGAAGACGTTCCTTGCAATAGAAACAGTCTTCAATTGTTTACCCGCACTGATCACAATGTTCGGGTTGATGTTTGCATAATTTTTAAGTACTTGCATAGTACGATCAGTTAGTTCCATTATATACTCCGCTTAGATTTTGGTTAACCAAATTTGTAATGACTTCCTAATGTTTTCCGGTGCAACCGGAGTTGTTTTGTGTCTCGCCCAACCGTCCAATACAACTGCACGATTTTCTGCGGGCGTGACACGTTTAACGTTATTCAAGTCAGCTGCATCATCATTATACAAAAACTCACCCCCTTTGTCAAGGGCCCATTCACGATTTAAATAAATTGTTGCCGCCCCATGTCTCTGTTCTGATTCAACCCCAGGCCTAAAGTCGTTATGCCAGTTGATGTAAGACTGTGGGGTCCAGATATGAAACATTGGACCTGTTACGTCTTGACACCTCAACCCAAACTCTTTGACCCTTTCATTAGTCTTTTCTTTTATGAGGTCATGGATTATTTTACCTCTTTCACCATGTGCTTGGGGGTAGTGAATGAGTACTAAAGGAGGCGCTTCAAGATCACTACCGTTCTGGTGTCTGTATAGTCCATCATCCCATAAAACCATGTTACACGAGAACAGATGGACTTCATCCTGTTTTGAATACAGGATCCCATTGAGGTAACTGGAAATCTCGTTCAGAGTTTCCGGATCATAGAAGTCATCGATTATGTTAACACTCATGCGGCTTCTTTCATCTTACTGAAGTTCTTCTCTTTGACGAATTCAATCCTGCGTTGAAACGCAGCGTCTTCCAGTTCCGCCTTGTGTGAGATAACAAACACGTTGGTCTCTTCACCCAGAGTGTGTATGATCTTCATTAGGTTGTCTACACCATCATCGTCCAAAGAAGAATCGAAAGTCTCGTCAAGGATGAGTAGGTTAGTCGCAACACTGTTTTTCATCTTCGCCACTTGTCTCCACGTAAATAGTAGGGACAAGTCGATACGTTGTTTCTCCCCCTCAGAGAAAGAGTCATAAGAGAAACTGTCACGAAAACGCGAACGGATAGTCTCGTTGAAACTCTCGTCCAGATCGAAGTGAACAAAGAAGTCTAAGATTTGTAAGTACTGGTTGGTCAGTTGGTTAATGACCGGAAGGTACTGTTTGATAATCTTGGTTTTGATCCCCGTATCCTTAAGAAGTTCAGCGTTGATCTGTTGATACGAGTAGTCCTCGTGCATACGATACTTCTCATCTTGTTTTGACTCTAAGTCCTTGTTCAGAGTTTGGAGTTCATCGTTTGCATCCTTGAGGTCACCAGTGTTATCTCCCAAGTTATCGATCTCTGCACGGATGCGTTCTATCTGTTGGTTAAGTCTGGTGATGGTCTGGTTGTTATTGTTAACCTCATTCTGTAGTACACGGGCAGACTCCAACTCCTTTTGCAGTTCAACGAGTTGATCATCAAACTCTTTCATCTGAGAGTCAGACTTACCCATCGCCTCACTGAGATCCTTTGCACGTTTGTTCGCATCATTCTTTTTAGTCTCACGCAGATCATCCGCAATATCTTGATCACACGTAGGACAGACAGAGTTGTCTTCAAAGAACTTCGCCTCCTTCACTACGGACTTGATCTGAGACTTGAACGTTGATTGATACTCAAGTAACTTCTCACGTGATGTCTGAACCTTCTGCAATTTGGAAGCCACTGACATAGAACGATCCATTGCATCTTGCATGTTCTTATCGTTAAAGTCTTGGAGTTCACTAATCTCCTTAAGAAGGGTTGAGATTGATTCTTCTTTCTCCTTACGGTGTGCGGTGTTTAGCGCCGACAAATCTCGCAGATACTTCTTCTGTGCGTTGATCTTAGTCTTGACCATCTCAATGGCGTGTCCATTCTCACGGATGTTTTCCTTGAGTATAGACATCTTCTCTTTCAGAATTGTGTTCATCTTGGAGAACATGTTGATGTCAAGTAGGTCTTCGATTACATCTCTACGAGAGTTTGCCGGAAGTTGCATAAACGGTACGAACGAAGACGAACCCAGTACAACGATCTGGTGGAACGACTTGTGGTTCAGTTTAAGGATATTCGTCTCAAGGATCTGTTGGTATTCCTTGGCGTGAGAACTCTGGTTCAACATGTTATCGTTGCACCATATCTCAAACTTGTTGGGTTTGATACCACGGAGTACCTTATACCTAACAGAGCCGACTGAGAAAAAGACCTCAACTAGTGTACCCTTTCCGTTGATGGAATTGATAAGTTGAGGCTTGGATATCTTACGGTGTGGTTTACCGAACAATCCAAAACTGAGAGCGTCGAGTAGTGTTGACTTACCCGCGCCGTTGTGACCCACCACTAGAGTGGTAGGGGTAGATTGGAAATCTATTTCCGTAAAGTTATTCCCAGTGGAAAGGAAATTTTTCCACCGGATCTTTTCGAATTTAATCATAGGTCAATTATACTATCCCAAACAGGTCTTGTCAACCGTTTTTTGGATCTTGCGCCTGTTCTTTGAGTTTTTCTTGATCGACGCCTTTGGGTTGTTGCGTCTGTCCTTTGAATATGCGGTCCCAGTTATCATTGAACTGTTTCCGATCTTTGATAGGTCTTGGTTTGGATCCCTTACCCACTATACTACCTCCATTGATTGTGCCTCTGTCATCAACACAGATATCTCTCTTTTGATTCTCGACTTGTCCAGATCGGTCTGCACGTTGTCGATATAATTATACACCAAAGTTTCGGTATCGTCAATAGTGATGTTGTGGTCACCCACATTCTCACCAATGAACTCTTTGAAGTCCTCAACGATCTTGAGTTCGTGTATCTTCTGATTCTGGATGCGGTCTACGAACCGTTCGAAATCATAGGTGTCGCCCTTCTTCACTACGATCAACTTAACGAATTTATTATCAAGATATCGTAGGTCTTGGAACTTACGCATCTTGTCGGCATCGTAATACACCTTCTCGTAGATGGTGATAGGATTGTGTACCGGAGTAAGTTCTCTTGTTTCAGTATCAAGAATGTGGAAGTACTTCTTGTCATTGCAATCGTTCCAAAAGAACTCCATCTGAGAACCCAGATAGTGAACATTTCCCTGTGACGATTTTGCATGGAAGTGACCGGACAACACCATCTCAAAGTTCTCGAAGTGTTTAGGTGACATACCATCGTGACAGGGCATACCACGTTGCATATCGAACCCGACCAGTTCTAGGTGTGCACCTACGACAGGCGCCTTGCACTTCGAAAGAAACTTGAGTGTTGCTTCCTCGTTCTCATGGTTTATCCAAGGTATCAAAGCAACATCTAAGTTGTCATACTTCATCACAGTGGGTTCCATGATAACGTTGACTTCATTCATGTAGTGACCCAACAACTCTTTCAACGAATTCAGATCGTTGGTGTTCTTGTAGTAGGTGTCATGGTTGCCCGGAATGATATCCATAGTGATACCATACTCCCGCAATTTCTCTAGAAAGATTTTGCGGTTATGGTTCAACGCCTTGAAGTTGACTGTCTTACGGTTATCGTAGTAGTCTCCAAGGTGTAGGATCTGTTTGATGTCATTTTCTAGCAGATATGGAAAGAACACTTCTGAGTAGAAGCGTTCTTGGTACGACATAAAAATATCAGATGAGTTACGAATACCCGCATGGGTATCGTTTAAGATGGCAACCTTCACTAATCAGAGAACCTCCCGTCTTCCACTAGATGATGAAGACGATGTTTAAAAATTATCCACAGTAATTTGTGCAGGGACTCTTCTCTGTATGTCCCTGCGCTACATTCATATGTCCACATAATTAACCTATATTACCAGAATATGCAAAGGATGTCAAGTGTTTTATACAAGGAAATCCGACAGGTCTGAATCGACCTTGACAGTCCGTCTCTTACGTTTCTTCTCTTCTTCAACGTACTCTTTGAACTCCGCATCCGACTCCTTCACGGCGTCGATTCGATTACGCAACACATCGATAAAAGGTACAACGTGTTGCCATTCGGGGTCACCTTCCTGTTGATCAAGGAACTGTTCGACACCCGCTTCGGAGATGTACTTTAGTTTGATGTCCTGTTGTTTCTTCTCACGTGCAATACGACGAAGAAACGCATACCAAGAAATCTGTGTGAAGTATGCGAATGCGTTCGGGTTACCTGTACGAGTTGCGGTCTCAATGTTGTAGTTCTCAATCGCCTTGAGACAGTTCTCCACAGCGTCCATAACCATCTCTTCCCGATAGGTGTAACGGACGAAGTTAGACTTATGTGACAACCCCTCCGCAATCTTCAGGAAACAAGAAGCGATGTAGTTGGGAACGATTGGAACTTTTTCTCCCTTCTCCCTACATACTCCAACCTCCTTACAGTACTCGACTACTGCCGCAGAGAACTCTTTGTTGTTCACGTAATGCGGTCTTTCCTTGGGTTTCACTTTTGCGGTTGCCAT